CATATCATACATTATTTATTCTCCAAATAGTTATTAATAAAATCGGCCAACCCCTTAGTCATCCTCATCCTCATTTTCATCTCTATTGGTATCGTCAGTCATTTGAGATTCAATCTTTTTGAGAACCTCAATAAAATTAATAATACTCTTTTTGGTAGGATACCACTTAACACCAAAATTATCATCGGCAAAATGAAACTTCATTTCTTTAATATTTTCACCCTCAAAGTTTTTATCTTCTCTAAACTCGATAGCCAAAGACACATAATCATCCAAATCAAAGTTTTCCATTATTCATTCTCCAAATACTTATTAATAAAATCGGCCAACGCTTTTAACTTTTCTCTACTAATTTGTGTTCATAAATTATTTTCTTCTTGATAGATAAAGTCTACAATAGGAGCAAAATTACCAGCATACGAACCTCTACCCAAGTTGAATAACCTAAGAGTTAAAACCACATTGTTATATTCGTATCCTATTCTGTTATCTATACGGTCAACACTAATAGCCAATGGATGTTTATTGATATAGTTATATTCCTCGTTTAGTGTTTTTTTGCTCCAATAACATTGACCGTTTTGCTCATCATATTTTTTAATCAAATCATCATCTGTTAAATCAATGTTCCAAACAGTTAAATTTTGACCCTTATCGTTTCGAGCAACATTTCTACCTTGACTAAATCTAATATTAGCCAATAGTTTTTTTGCTGTTTTGATTTGCATTTGATTTGTGGGTTATTAACCCTAATTGATAGTTTGATTATAGGTTTTAGTGGGTTTTACATCCCTAAGACGATTAAGAATAATGGTCAAGTTATTACGATCAATGCTTACTTTTTCGTGCAAAGTTTGATTAATAACTGTCTTGAGAAGAGCAATTTCTTTATCGGTCAACAATACATTCTTATACATAAATCCCCTATAATATTTACTTTTCCTACCATTAGACAGTATACCACAAAGGCTCGCTTTGTCAATATCGGTTGGCCGGTTTGTTTTCTTTAGACAAAATAGAATGTGGTCAAATTTAACCACCGCGAAAATCAATAAGTAAAAATTGCTCGATTTTAATGAGAAATAGGTTTCATAAAGTATTTTTACTTGCTTTCGGACGAAACCTGGGATTTCTGAGATGTAAAAGAGGGGGTTGATTTGTTTGAAGACATATAATTTTCAATAAAAATTCTGGTACAAACCATAGAAACTATTGTAACTATGGCACAAAATACCAAAGATTTGATAAAAGGCTTATGAAATTCAATCATTTTAATATTCCTCATTTTCGGTGTTGAATTGGTGTTGCAGATAAGAAAAATAATAATCCATAAGATATTGGTGCGAAACTTAAAATTAACTCACCATAATCTTTCATAATCCCCAGATCGCTACTCATTGAAACTCCTTAGTATTCTGTATGTTATTAGTAGTGATAGGGGTAGTAGAATTAATATAACCAATAATCTAGTAGGTTCATCATGAATCAATTGGGGGCAAATTGGTTTGCGATTAATGTTGGTTGATTGTGCCAACAAATTATTGATGATATTTAATGTCATGTCTTGACTTTTTGAGTTGCTCCCTGTATACTTCATTTCGTCCCAACTCCTTATAGACAAAAGACAGATAGGAGAGGACGGGAATAGAGAGTAATAAAATAGAACACAATATTCCTAGGAGAATTCCACTCATAGATATATCACCCTAGTCTAAAAATATTCTTAATCTTGTTGAGTACTTTTGCTACTAGAGAAACTTTTGGTTCAAGTGCGACCGGGGGAATTTCTGGTTGAACAACTTGACAAACTTTGGCCTTATTTTTGTCACAAGTTTTAGAGCAAGACTTGCGGGCCGGAGCCTTTTTCTTCTTGGCTTTTATAGTAGGTCTCTTTGGGCTTTGTTTAGCCATAAACTATTTCCTGTTCTTAAAAATGATACATACTGATCGAACACGCTTTGTGTGACCTCTGTAAAAACTAATTCATTCTTACAGGTCTTATTGATAAAAGACTTTTGAACCTTTGATTCTACGCTATGAAGAACCGTAGGATCATAAATCTTTTTGTTGGGTTCTGTCTTGATAAAATAACTATAGCCTATTGGGACATCCTTAGTTAGCTGCCTAGATTTCTTATCCTTAATAGCTTTAGCGTATACTGTGGGGCCGTCTTTTTCCAATCTTGGATTATCCATATCATCTAAGAATGTTTCATTTCCTCTACTAGTAAAGTAAAGAGTTTCTTCACCGGCCACTTGTTTCTCAACAATAAATTGATTGGTATCTATTTTCATTTTGACTGACTGTTCCCATAATTCCGAGTCTAGAACATTAGGTGAGACTATAACACTATTATAGTAAGACCGTGAACAAATTTGGCAACCTTTAGTTTTTAAATTCTAACTTACAAATAGGATTAGCTTCTGCTGTATGAGATATGTTCTTAACTTCCAATATTAGAAGAGCATCGGACAAATCCTGACCGTTGGTTTGTTGAAATTGAGTCACAATCTTTTGTGCTTGTTGACAGATAAATTCACATGTTATTTGTTTATCTAGTTTAATATAATACTTTTGACTAACTGCATCCATAAAAATCGACTCGAATTGTTTAGGTGAAACAGTAAGAGTTATGAAATCTCGCTGACTATTATCATTAAGAGCGATCCGACTACATTAAGTAGTACAAATTTTTAAGTTCTTAAAAGCAAGAGAAGGGAATCGAACCCTCAACATTCAGGTTGGAAACCTGACGCTCTGCCAATTGAGCTACTCTTGCTTAGAGACTTTTATCTCCACGACCTAACCCTATACCACATTCCGTTCCTACCTTGAGCGCTAGCATCTCCTGTTAGTCTCAAGTTACTACTAGGAATACAAGTGTTACAATTAGGATTACCTCCATAACCCACACCTTCAAAACTTCCTATTGTTCCCCATACATGACCAGTAATATTATTAGAGGCCATATAATTAGCTTCCGCTTGACATCGTTCTTGATCGCTTCCGCTTTGGTTCACGGCATATGAATAGGTCTTAGTATTTGGCTGACTATTACTATAGTATCGTGGTCTTGCGGCCTGAACATTAGTGATAGAGAGAGCCAAAAACATAATTGCTATTAATAATTTCATTACTTTCCTCCTTGAAAATGTGAGTTAAAAAATATCAACGAACAATATTACGAACACGGTTTACTGTTTTACGACCAACATTACGAGTAGCCTCAACAGTTCTACGTGTTACTGTTACTGGTACGCTAATTACTTCGCGTGTTACATTAACAACACGACTTCTTAGTAAACAACTACCATTAACACATTCGCCGCCATAACTTGAGCCAACAACACCTAATACGAGCATAGTAGCAATTACAAGATTCTTCATAATAATCTCCTAAAAAGGTTTAAAAATATATACCAGTCCGTTGGCATATGGTTCGTGTGGTTATAGTAAGAAAAAGGGCTAACTTGTCAACCTCTACGTTCTTAAACAAAAATAGCCGAGAAATTACTCCCGGCTACTTCTGCTGACTGAGTTGTAATCTTTCACAACTCGTTAATGTATCTAGTCTTCATAAAGCGCCTCATAAACAAAAGTTAAAAGAACACCTTTTGTCCATGACTCCTACAGTCCACCATAAAACTTACGAGTGACTGTTGGCTTCGTTGACTAGCCGCATTATACCATGAAAGTTTTCAGTGTCTACATGGTTGTTATAGAAAATTTTAAAGAGACCTCGTAATTTGACTGACTACGACCACACAGACCAAACTTAGAGGATTAGGAAAAACATTAATGCTCTAGTTCTTCAATAACCGGTTTATACATTTGCTTATCTATGTTCTCTTGAATCCAGTCATGCGTTGATTCGGGAGTATCTGAGAACGGAGATTTCCATTTAGGAAGCACAGGATCATCTGTACGGGTCGATATATAAATCCTATGACCCGGCATACTATAACTTTCAACTGGCTCAAATACGGAGGGCATCGACAGACTACTAATAATCAGTAGAGGTTTAAACATATTGAATACCCTTTAAAAATTATCTTTCTTGACAGAAGCAAGAATTACCTTATATGTTATGCAGACGGGGCAATTAATATATAGGTGGTACTACTTTATCCTACTCTCCTTATGTTCTTTTCTAATCTCTGAAATGAGGTGTTTTTAACTTCCAATTAATAACCTAGAACAAGGTTGTGGTGATCACACCACTTTTTGAAGAACAGCCTCTTGCAATTTTAGAGCGATTAGTCTATAATCAAGTATCGGTGTTAGTTACGAGAGCCCTCAGTTGAACAGTAACCATTGAAGAAACCAGCAACAATACCAACACCAATAATAAAAACAGCAAGCATATAAACTACCTCTTTTGGTTAGATAACACTCAGACAGGAACACGCCCATTGTACACTACGAGGAGCCTTGACACAACTCCTTGCGTATCAGCTACTTAGAATTTGCAGAATCAACGGCTTGTTTCAATTTCTTTTCGATATTAGAAAAGGTTTTTTGAACAGCTACACTAACAGCATAATCGTTCTTGTATGTTTCGATAGCGTCTAGAATCTTCCAGACTTCATTAGAAGACAAATCAATTTGCATTGACTACTCCAGCATTGTCCAGAGACTGATATAGGCCGTCAATATAATCCCTATCAGAATTACTAAGGGACTTGTCATTCCAATGAACGTAAGATAGTGCATCTAGAATAATCTCCATATCTCTGGTATTAAATTTATAGGTACCGTATTCTTCATCGTATTTCATTCGAAATCCTCCACGCTAACAATGTTTTCTTTGCCAAATTCACCAAAAAATTCTGGATCAGTATAAAGCATCTTATTTAAATAGAATGCAATATCTTCGTGACTATCTCCACAATGCTCGTCATCAATACCTAGTTCAATCTCTACTTTTACAAGTTTCATTAAATGTTCCTCAAATCTATATTCCAGTTTTTCTTAGCAAATCGCCTAAGAGGATGAATAGCACGCTCACCAATATGTAAAGAGTAAAAAGGTTGACTATTATCGGCCGGGTAAATCTTGGCTATACTACCATTGCCATACTCGATTTTATAACCAAGTTTCTCAAGCTCCCGCATAATCTGGTTAATATTTTTCATAGTACCTCCGGTGTCTAGTGCCATTATACCATAGTTATCGGCTGCCACAATGGCAGAACTATACTGGAAAATCTTCTAGCAGTTCAGGATAGTATTCCTTAATCTCATTCTCAAGAGGAATATTATCCATCAAATCCTTACTTTGAGTTAACTGCTCATAAGCAAAGGTATAAAGAGTATCACAATCCATATCGTTCAGCAGACGGTGGGCATATGCTTTAATAATATCGTCACGATTTTTATCGGTAACATTAATCATTATTTAATTTCCTTCATATAAATATGAGCAACATCAATCCAATCCAAAGCCTCATACAAATACCTAGATTCCTTAGTGTCCTCATACCATTTCATTCTGAGAGAAGCATATTGTAAAGCATTATTAATAGCATGAATATATTCGTTCATTTTACTTCTCCTTCTGCATCATCAATATACCAGTCATATTCGGCCTCATTACAAAAATCTTTCAGATCTTTACTAAGACTATCAATAGTAAAGGTAGCATCCTCACTATTAGCATCTTCAATTTCAGGAAAATCAAATACTACATATACTTTCATTAAAGGACTCCATATTCTGGCTGACTATCGCCAAGACCGCCAATCGGGCCGGATAAGGTAATACAAAAAAAGTTTGGAATATTTTAACTACTTACAATCATTTTACGGATTCATAAGTGGATTATAAACTTTCCCTAAATCCTTGGTATTCCTACACTTACGTTCCATTGTATCGTCACTTGCGTCGAATGTCTATAGCGTAAGTCTAAGAATGAGTCGCTAAGTTTAACTAAGTCCTTGACTGATAAGGCTTTGCGACAAAAATTCGCGGGCCGGTTTGCCGCAAACCCTTGTGGTTAAAGGATTTACGGCTACCGGGATTCGCGTCAGATAGCGTTAGCGAACTCCAAGGCAGTATTAAGTGCCTTCATATTGTCATTCGCATTTTGTCCGAACCAGAGAGAGTCGAGACGATTATCGGTCGTGCGACCCTTACCATAGTTTAGATATTCATTGAAGCCGTTATAAGCAGCCCACCAAGTACCACGGACATTGGTAGCCGACTGCTTCGGGCCTTCGATACGAGCAAGAACATCATCCATGATATTACGGGTGCGAGTCTTAATGTCCTCGTCAGCACCCTTAATATCGAGCACAATCTTAACATACTTATCAATATCCTTCTGATTGAAAGTCTTACTAGCAAGGAACCGATACTGTTCCGCAGTAGCCTCAAAACCAGCGTTAATATTGTCCATAATATCACGAACCATTTCCAGATTCTTCTGGCTGGAGCGAGTGTGACGAATACGAATCAGTTTACTGTCATTGTGCTTGTGAGCATAAGACAGCGTATTAACGCAGACCACGCGAATCGGAGTATATCCGACACGAATAGCGGTACTACCATCGTGAGAGTTAGAAAGCAGAATAAACTTGCACACTTCATCACCCGGAACAATCTCGCTATTGTCACGGTTCAGTTGAGCAAGCACCCAAACCTTTTGACCGTAGTGCAAAGCACCAGCAGTATGAATAGAACACTCATTAGCATCCAGAAAAGGCTGGAACCAATCGAAAGCATCCTTATTCTGGAGCGGAGTGTAACGCGGCCCCACGACACCGAGGATGCTACCATCGCTCTTGCGATAGGTCGCACGATGCGAAACAGGAATACCGTCAACAGTCTGCAAATCCTTCAGACCGACTTCCCAATCCAGACCGGCAGCGGTCATAGCGTCACTAACATTGACACCTTCCTCGACCTGATTACCAAGGCCGTGCCAAGGAGTCTCACCAACAAACATCATCTGTTCAACAGCAGCAGGCATATCCAATCCTTTCGTGTTATCGTTCTCTCGTTCAACTACAATGATTCTACACTATGTTATCGGTCTGTCAAGCCTCAAACTTGTGGAAAAATTTTTTGACGTAAGCCTAGATTTGCCAAGGGTTTGTGATTTTTCGCGGCGTTTGGGTTTTTCGTAAACCCTTGTGTCTTATAGATTTAGAAGCGGAACCCCAAGATCACGCTTGCAGAGTTTAGAGCCATCCTCGTCAGCCCTATAAGCACATTCATTAGGCAGATAGCAATACACACCAGCACAATGAGAACGCGAGTATTCATCCTTGATTACTTTCTTGATATGCTTAACGGTCGAGCCAGAACAGATTAAATCGTCTAATATAATATATTGAAAAGGGGCCACTCCCTCGGTACGAAACTCCGAATAGCATCGTTCCCCCTTTCTTACCACAATAATATTCTTATTGAGTAACTCTGCGATTTGTGGAACTACCATCAGTCCACTCACACCGCAGCAGGCAATACTATCAAAAGTATTACTGATTTTTCTTAGATCACAAACAGCTTTTATAATAATCCTATTTCGTTCCTTGTGATTCAGAACATGACAGGTGTGACTGGCCCCCTGAATATATTTACCATCTTCTGTTTTACGATGGTTTTCAATCGTGCTATTCAATATATTAGACATTGATAAATAGATAATAGAAGATATCTATTCGATGATTTCTAGTTCTTCTGTAAGATTATGGTAATAGTCTTGCCATTCAATATTTTCAGTATACTCGTACTCTGTTTGTTCAGAATACAAGTCATCTGTGTTATTGACCAAGTTTTCGTATTCATATTCGTAATACATAAAAAACTCCCTTTAGGGTATTCTACACCAATAAACGAAACTTGTCAAGTGGGCCCCGTGGGACTCGAACCCACGACCAAAGGTTTAAAAGACCCTTGCTCTACCAACTGAGCTAGAGGCCCATACGTTCGATTGTATCGTTAGGTGAAGAATATGTCAATAGTCTCTTTTTTCTCGCTGACTACAGCCACCATCGCCAATCTTGTAGCATTAGGCGAGACAGGGGCAGCCATAACCGTTAACTCTCTGGTTGGACTCTTTGAGTTTTTTATACGGTGGGTTTGCTTCTTCCCATATTCTCGCTTGTCCGTAACTCTGCGTCAGCCTCCGTGTGGTCATTATATCTGTTTATCGGCCAGCGTCAAGGGGATGCTTTAGATTTTCTTAAGTCCTTCAATACCAAGACTTTGCGATCTGATTACTCGCCAATAAAAGTCGTAAACCCTTGAGGTCAAACAGTTTAGTGGTGAGTGAGGGACTCGAACCCCCGAAGCCGAAGCACCTGATCTACAGTCAGGCCCATTTGCCGCTCTGGAAACCCACCAACGGAATCTACAGGATTCGAACCTGTGGAGGATTTTAACCCTCGGCGGTTTAGTAAACCGCTGCCTTAAACCACTCGGCCAAGATTCCAAACAAAGGCGGAGGGAATCGAACCCTCATCTACGGTTTTGGAGACCGTCATTCTACCGTTGAACTACGCCAATAAACTGCCTAGGTAGGACTCGAACCTACAACCCAGCGGTTAACAGCCGCTTGCAACTACCATTGTGCTACTAGGCAAAAATCAGACAGTTACTCTTTCCATTACTTTATAAGTTTTTTTATAACTTTCGATACTAGTCATATTATTATCTATCTCAAAATTTAATATTTTCGCCATAGACTCCAAGTCATCTGCTATTCTATTGTAGTCTTTATCGCAAGGTCCAAATGCTACATTACTATTATAAGTCAAACAAGAGCATAACTCAGATGAGATATTCTCTATTGCGGCAAACTTCATCTTATAACCATATAGATTAGATCGTCTATCATTAGTCATAAACTCATACATCATTATTGCCATATCATGAATAGCATTTTTAAATGCACGAATAATAACTTCATTCTTTTTAATAGTGTCTATTTTTTGGTCTTTATCCATATGAATAAGACCCCAACTACCAATCTCTTGAGCCAAGTATATTGCATTACTGCCAAGCATAATATCTCCTTTATATTCCGGGACTACGATTCGAACGTAGAAAAACTGATCCAAAGTCAGTTGTGATACCGTTTCACCATCCCGGAAGCCCACAACTAGAATCGAACTAGTATCCGATGATTACAAATCAACTGTAATAGCCATTATACTATGCGGGCAAAATGGGGGAGGTTGGATTTGAACCAACGAATACTGGCTTATGAGACCAGTGAGTTAGACCGGACTACTCTACTCCCCAACATATTATATATCATATACTAATCTTGTATATTGTCAACACACTGTTCGCTATAATACGGCCTAGCCTCTGCCACCCTTACGATCTCCCAAGATTCCATATGTCTTGTATTTTCATCTGGATGATACGGTAAAAGTCTAGAACATTTTGCTTCGGCATCCTCTTTATTTTTACAGTCACGCATAACAACCTGTACTGTAATATAGTGATACATCATTCATACTCCTCTTGCCAAGCACGCTCAATATCTCGTCGTGTTCGCTGACGCTTGGGCCTGTTGTCCATAATGGTATCCCGATGCTCTCGATGACCCGTAGACAACTCCCAAGGTTTCTTGACCTTGATTTTGATTTTGTTGTGGTTGCGTTTGGGTCGCATATCGTCGTTGAGGTGGTGCATACTCATACCATTGTCCATTTTCGTGCTGATAAAAAACCTTATCTACATTAGGATCATAAGCCATCAGACAGTATTGTACTGGATAAACGGGTTTTGTCAATACTTGTTTTTCTGGCAGTTGTGGTAGTTTAATATCACCCTTTTGATAGTCTTTTACACCGTTATAGGCCATTCCGAGTAACGCTATAATCACCCCAATCCACTGGATCATCCTTTCTCCTTTTCTTCTGATGAGCATACCATATTTATCGGTATCTGTCAACCGATTCTTTAGTTTTCCTAAGTTGTTTGTTGACAGTGGTTTGTGGAAAATGTCGCCCAGAGTGGCTAGGCTCAAAGCCTTACGCCACAAAGAGTTATGTCAGAATCCCTCGCAATCAGAATCTTGTTCTTTATTGATTCTCCATCCTGCGATTTTGGCTACTTTATTTAGTTTGATTACTTGCGTAGTTTTATCAGCACTAATATAGTCTCTAAAACCTCGCTCATCAATATAAAAATATTCGTCTAAAACATCAAACTTGTTTGTTTCATTTATAGCAACCACGGCTGCTTCAATAGGGCTTTTATTTGTACTGTACTTGAGTTCCAAAGAACCACACTTAATATAATACTTAGGCATATGCGTATTTGCTCCTACATTGTTCACAGCAACACTCCATATCTTCCGAACCATCCCAACACACTTCGGGATAATAATCCTCATCATCTTGAGGACTAATGCTCTCGGCACCGACATCAATAACTACCAAAAACTTATTCTTTCCTCTTTTGACATACCCTAGATTGTACTCATGTGCATCAATGTAGTCTAGCCCGCAACCACCAATATCATCAATAAGATTACAAATAGTATCATGATGCACACACCCTGTATTATGAGCACAGTCTCCATCACAATAGTCATCAGACTTACATCTAAAAGGTAAAGCGATTTCAGTAAGATAACCCCAATCGCTCAGAATCATGTGAGTCTCTGTTTTACCTCCACGACCCATAAAGAAGTTAGGAATCCTGATCCTGCAAACGGGACTAAAAACTTTTGGAGCAAGAATATCTTGGGACAATACAGATTGTACCTTATGTGCGAATGTTGCTAAACTTTTATTTGGAAAACTTTTGAATCCGTATTTGGTATTCTTTACTTTGTAGAAAGAGTTTTGACTCCCTCCATCAGCATACTTACCCACATAAGAAAACTTATTCTTAGCCATTTTCACTCCATCTAGACATAAGAAATACCCGTTTAGTTGCTTGTATTCTACACTATTTATCGGCATTGTCAATGCTGATTCTTTAGAATCTTAAGTCGTTACGTATCAATGGTTTATGTCTTTTCTTGACGTGTCGCCTTGACGCAAACCCTTGCGTATTAAGGCTTTAGATCAACTTCCTAGACTAATGAGGATACGATCATCGTAGCCGCACCAATCTAACTGTGTAGGATTATCAAACCAATCGTCCACAATGTCCTGTAACATACTTCTAGTCATTAGAGTGTCAGCATTAGTACCAAAAGATACATCACTATTAGAAACAGCATCCATTATTTCGGCATGATTCAAATGATTATGCTTACAAATATCTTCAAGAGTAACGCACTCATATGTAAAACTTTTCATCTTATCCTCAGTGGGAGGGAAACAAAACATTAGCCAAGCCACGCGGACACAAATCACAGTGTACGCTATTTTTAGTTTTCGTGCAAGTGACGACACCACGACCACGACGGATTTCCGGGCAAGTGATAAACTTTACCCCCTCTAAGACAACCAGTTTCGGTAATGCTGCTCGCCATGCGTCGGCTTTAGCCTTACTACGCGGACGCTTAGGGGCAATCTTAGTATCACTATCGCACCACGCAAAATGCCTAAAACCAGCGGCCTTTGCCTGTTTCATATCTTCGCCATCATGGATACTAGCATACATATTTATATACTTACCAAGTTCAGTAGACAGTCTAGTATCATAAATATGAGTATATGCCCACATTGTTGGCAGACTACCGCCATCGGCCACGATACTCTCACAAGCCCACAATACATTATCGACATATTCATTGTCGAGTTGACCGTCCTTGAAAAAGTCGCCGCGTTCATGCCAGCGAACATCTTTATTTTTCTTGACAGCATCGACCAACATCGAACGGATACGGTTTTTTTCCGTGATAAGATTCTGCATACCAGCAGGACGCACACCGGGATAGATATTTTCCAAGTCCTCGGCATAGCAACCATTACCCAAAAAATCACAGTCTGGTGGACAAGTATCGCCAACGGGACGAGACACGACGATACAGTTTTCCTTACCTAACTTGTCATTACCGTTTGCAGTTTTCATCACTTTCTCCTAGCGTGTCTCTCGATTCTACACTAGATTATCGGTACAGTCAAGCCCTATTCTTGAAGAAAAGATTTTATGCGTAAATCCTTGAATCACAAAGGTTTATGATTTTCGCCTCCGCCCACAATATTCGCAAAGCCTTACGCTTCAATGCTTTAGAGAAATAGCCCCAAGAGGAATCGAACCTCTAACCAGTGCTTAGAAGGCACTTGTTATATCCATTTAACTATGGGGCCTCTATTGCCGAAAGCCCGTCACGGCGTCCCGTGCGGGCTATACGGTTAGATGGTGGGATCACTTTACCATCGCTATATTACTAGCAGCAGACCCCTTCCCAGCAACCACGCTGGTTATTAGTTGGTTAGACTCTGCTAGGCCGGTTGAATCCCCGGCATATTACGCGGGAAGTTATCCCGCCGCACTGTGCCTAAAACCTATTTATACTGGCACAGTCCAGTTTGTCAAGTCAGGCAGTAGCCTCCTCCTTGGCGATCTTGCCATCGTGAGCATCACCGGCCTGCTCGGCAGTCACACCAGTGACGCGGGCACGCCACACCTTATAACCCTGCTCGCTGAAAGCCTTGACACCAGCGGGCTTGACATTAGCAAACACCTCGTCGGAGAGTTCGCTTGTAAGCGTCTTACGCAGAGCATCAACAACAGCCGACGAATCAACATCATCACCAACAACATCAACCGCAAAAGAAAACTTCTTCATTGTAAAAACCTTTCTCAAAAGTGTTATCAAACCAAGTAAACGTATTATACATCGTCAACATCACCTGTCAAGTGCTAAGTTGAAACTTTGTTGGTTGCTCTCAACTAGCGTCTTGTCGTGTGATGCTATCAGTATATCATGGTTATCGTCATTGTCAACCCTCTACATTGAATCTTTCTTTGATTTTTCCTAAGTTTAGCAGTATCAAGGGTTTGCGTTTTCTGTCGCCGTCTCGCCTTGGCGTAAAGCTTTACGCAGCAAGGCTTTAGTTTAAGAGAGGTATCCCTCGCAGCCCAAAGTGGTCAGTTCACGCAACAGAGTCTCGGCTGCATCGGGAGTAGGCAACTTGATAGTACTCTTACTAGCGCCGTTAATCCACTTACCATAAGTGCTGTCGTATCGCCCCACCAGAGTATCCGTCCATTCCTTGGCCTCTTTCAAACTCCAGCCAGAGTGCAAACGAATACTCTTGATACAAGCGAGACGATTGTCTCCCGGCATCTTGGTGATGGTCACATCACGACTCTGGTTGACGCCAAGAGCCACCTCAATAACCTTCACGATACGATCATGCAGATCGTTACCCGCCGTGTTAGCAATAGCAATAGCCTCGGCAATCGTCACCTGAATACTAATCATACATTAAATCCTTCTAAATACTTTGGGTCTATTTCTCTAATATTGTCAAATGCACAATCTCGTTCTTCTAGAATATAAACTTGCTTGCCACTTGTAATCAGTGTAGCGTATTGTGTTTCATCCCAGATAAACTCATTGTTATCACTTTCACGACGCCAGTGTGGATCACGAAGCGGATTATAATACAACTTTTCAAGATTGTCAACAGGCAAAACCGGATAAAAACTTTTGCGAAGCATGGTTTCTTCACACCGAATCCACCCGCTCACATCATGCACACCAGCCTCAAAAACTTGCTTGGCTTTATTAGGACGATTACGCAGCCTACAGCCCCTCATTTCCAACTGATATTCATTAGGGTCGTAATAATACACGTCAACAGTTTTACCGCCCTGCTTGATTCGCACTTGCCAGTGCATATAATGAGCCCCACCACCAAGATGAAACCTTACTTCGCCATGTAGTTGGTTCTGTTTCATGTTGCTAGTATACCTTATCGACCAGTACTTGTCAAGACCTTTAAACTTTCGCTGACTACAGCCACTCTAGCCAAATCCGTAGGATTAGGAAAAACAATGTCGGCTTCCGCCATACTCGACCAGCATTTCAGATAGCCTCTTTTGATATCATTGTGGCTATCCCCGTCCATTGTTCCCCTTAAGTATACAGTATAGATCGGTATCGTCAAGAGTATTCTTTAAAAAACCCTAAGTCTTGTATTCTCAAGGTTTTACGAATAACCTCCTCGGGCAGGATCGTCGCAAACCCTTTATCAGTAAGAGTTTCCGATATACCACCAATAGCATTTGTCGCAATAGAACCACCATATACCATTACGATCCAGAGTGTATGCTGCCACACTACAAAGTCCACATGGACAAATATCACTAAGAGTTTTTAGTTCCATAATCAGTCGTATAATCCTGTAGTATATTTTTCTGGAATAATAGGACACCAACTTTTTGCTCGCTCCTCATCGTATGGTAGCCAGTAAGGAGCATCACAAGCATCTACCAAACCCCAATCAACATTCTTAAATAGATGTGGACAAAGTTCGATACCGTATACACTATTTTCTTTATACCTATAGTGTCCAATACCTATACCAATATTTTCTCCAAAATAATAAACTTTCTGGCCCTCAGTTGGCGGATTCTTATGAGAGTTATTCCAATCCATGTTTATCAGTAACCCTAGTAATTTCCCTTGTAATAATCAAACACGGAGTCCCAGTTTCTTCATCAGTAAATTTAACACACTCATGAGGCCCATAATACCAAGCACCATCACCACGCTTAACATCGAACACAATATCATTATTATCTAGCCTAATATCGTGATACCCACCCTCATAACCAAGAGTAAGCACCCTAGTATCACCGGGATAGTTCTTCAACTGTTCAATAAGTTCGTTAACGGTCATTATACCCTCATTGCTAAAACGGTTACTGGTTGTATTGGTCGTGGTGAGGACGCTATCCCTCATAGATAGGCATTACTATACACTGTATAAGCCCAGTGTCAACTCGTCTTACGCAGTCCGAGTTTATCGTAATGGCTTATTCCTATCTAGTCCCAGGCATGAACCCACGAATATTTGAAGTAGTACGACAAGTTTAGTGCTTCTTCTCTATCTTGTCACGGCTTAGTATGAAGTTATCTCTGGCACTCCACCGCTACTTTTTGTATTCTACACTCTATTATCGGCTTGTCAATAGGGTTTGCTTTAGAATATTTTTATTCAGCCTCTCCGAAAAGCAAAGCCCAAGATTCATCATCGTGCCCAGTAATCAGAATCTCCCTTTCTTCCGACGAGAGATAAGGAAAACAGGTTTGAATACATTCGCCGTTAGCCCACCTATTAGCATCATTAAGATAGGTTACGATTTCAAACGGACGGCCGCTCATGGTATTGCCACTAAACTTGATAGTGCCACCATCATGGCTCACCCACCGGTCAACATTATCGCTAAGAGCATATCGCGTAAGCATGTGAATCTCCTTTTCCAGCATTCTATCAACTATTATCGGCTTGTCAAGAGACAAAATCCAGAAAATCTAAGTCGATGCTCTACAAGGGTTTGCGTTCAGCCTCCACGGGCCGGTTTGCCCTAAACCCTTGATATTCTTGGATTTAGAGCGAACCCGCTTATTTAGACGCTTTCTGAAGATTCGATCTCTTCCTCATCTTGAAAGAAGTCTGTCAATCCAAAATCATTCCAGATACCCATAGGAATCATATCCTTACTCTTATACTCGATATAGTTGTCGAATCCGTCAGCCCACACTCCACAAAAAGCCATACCCGGCTCAAAATAACTAGCATGAATCTTATAGCCCAACTCGTCCAGTTTTTCGTACAAACCAACGGGAGGAGCCCAAGCAGAGTCAAAAGAGCAACAAGCCTCATTTCCAACAGTAGTAGCCTTCAAGCCATATCGTTCTTCCTTCTCTGTACCTTCATCAGCACCCACATCCCACTTTGTTCCCCAGTTGTTGATGCACCAATCATACCAACCATCACCAATATCTTCTGGCATAGGAAGAAACTCTTGGCACAGAGTTCCCTTGTTGTATGCGGATACAAACCGATCCATAGCAGCCTTGTCGGTATGGGAAACGGTCAACTTGTTCAAGCACCAGTTAGGCATGATAAGTCCTCAAAAAGTTTTCGATATCTTCCAAAAAATAAGACCAGTAAACTACCGCACCATCACCATTTTTCAGTTCATAATGATAATGACAAACCAATGCTAGTTGCTTTCCATTAGCCAAATGCTCAACTTCACTAAAAGTAATATCACTCATTAGGTGGACACTTTGCAAAGAAAGGCTCTCCAGTTTCATCAAAGCCGTCAACACATACATGACCAGCCACAAAGTTTTTCCACAACAGTTGACCAGCACGCACTCGTTCACACCACTTGACAACATTCATAACATATTCCATATGTTCTTCGGTCATACCGTTGTCAGCACAGGCTTGCAGTATACCATCGACCTCATCCATTGTCAATAGGATATATTTTTGTTCCTCTTCGCACCAATGAAGATCATCAGCAGCGATCAAACCATTTATAACATCTTCTGGTTTCATATTCAATACTCTCCTATTTAGTTGTATTCTATCTGATATTTATTTTTTGTCAAGACCCACAGATGGTACTGACTATCGCCACGGTGCCGATCCTATCAGTTTAGGTAGTCCAGGTGGGACTCGAACCCACAACAAATAGATTTTGAGTCTATCGCCTCTGCCGTTGGGCTACCGGACCACAAATGACCCCACGGGGATTCGAACCCCGGTAAACGGAACGAAAATCCGTTGTCCTAGGCCACTAGACGATGGGGCCAACTACCTAACTCTTTCAATCCAAACAAAATCCCCATATTTCTCTTTTGCAAGAATGATAGCCTGATATTGCGAACTTGCAGTAATCACACCAACAAAAGTGTGGCTAAATCTAAAAACTTTCCAAGCGTATGTAGGGTAAGCGTAGCAGTTTGTAGTATTCATAAACGTATTCTAACAAGTATTATCGACTTGTCAACGGTCAAAACTTTATTTTTTCTATCTTGTTGATTCTCAAGGGTTTATGTCTTGTTGTACCGCGGGCCTTCGCCCCAAACCCTTGGTAAACAAGGACTTAGAGCGAAGGTTCCGCGACAACCTAGAAAGGAAGTTTAGAAAAGATGGGCCAAGCCAGCCTTGAACAGAGCCCCAGCCAGTAGGGGTCGCTTGCACTGCGTAGTACGCTCCGCATAAAAGTTTCTCACCTTACCATCCGCAGTTTGAGCGGTAATAAGATGCCTAGTTCGGTGAAACTCTGGATCATTACGACGATAACGGCTCTTACTATTGAGACGGCGAATGTCTTCGTCAGTCATAATATTCACAGTAAGAACTCTAGCCATAAATCTCTCAGGATCACCATGAAGTGGCTGCTCATAAAGGAAGTTGTAAACCTCTCCCTTCTTCGCGTTCGACAGCGAAGCATGAACACCACCATAAACACCATAGACAACAAAGGCCATAATAGACACCATCACAGCCGTAAAAACACCGCCAATCAGAATCCAATCGCTCATATCATTCCCTTTCTTCTATTGTTATCGTCACTTGCTTACAGTTTACACTCTGTATCGTCGTTTGTCAACCCCAAACCTTAGAAAAGTTTTCTTCCCAATAGTCCTGCATTTCTGCAAGATTCACGGCACTATCGTTCCAAGCCACATTGTCGGGCGTTTCATATGCGATAGCCGAATCGGGATCAACTTCACGAAGCCTAGCCTTGAAATCATTGTAGTTTTGGCAAACGGCCGCAAACTCGTTCAGACCTTCATCATTAGAAATCCAAAGACAAACATTCCAAGTCTCACGATTCGCATATCCGTTGTAGGTTCCGTCAGGACTCATTTTAGCATCTCCTTCGAGTGGTATTCTCTAAGTATACCTCTATTATCGACAAAAGCAAGAGCAAATCTTGAAAAAATCTTTTTTTGATGCAAGTTCTTACGTTGCAAGGCTTTACGCATATCTATGCCGGTCCCGAAGTTCACAAACCCTTATCTGGTAAGGATTTATGAAAACGGGTGTCTGCTTACGATGGGTCGCAACTAAAAGAGGAAATATTGCAACCAGTAGCAGCAATCAGAGCATCAAACATCTTACCGAGGTATTCTTGCCGCTCAACAGCGGTAGACATATCATGTTCTGGAATATCTAGAGTGTATTCCTTATCCAAAGAGTATTCGGTTTCATCGTTTTCGGCCACAATATCATAAAAACGGTAGAGCATAAACTTCCTTTCCTGTTGTTGTCGTATTCTACTATCTTTATCGGTATCTGTCAAGGGGTCTCTGTAGTGATTTTTCAAAAATCTTTAAGTCCTTTCTGGACAATGGTTTATGAGTTCTTCTATTGATGAGGCTTTTTGCAAAGCCTTGATTATCAAGAGGTTACGTCTTATGCTTCTTTTTCATTTCTTGATACATTTTTTCTAGATTCTGAACATGAGCAAGAGCCCTAGCTGTTTCACGCTCCATTCTTTCTCTAGCTTTTTCATATGGGTTTTTCTTTTTAAAAAGTTTCATTATTCAAAATCCACAAAAATAACCTGATTATATCCACGAGGCTTTACAGTATAACCATCACCATAATCGTAGGTATCGGCCTTAACACCAGTCATTCCGGCCAAAGCCTTAGCCTTACGCACCACATTACGCTGAGATGCCTGTTTGTGAATAATAAACTCATATCGGTTAGCCCAGCCATAGTTAGGCTCACCACAGAACGTATCAGTTTGCGTAACCACCACTTTTACCATATTATCCTCAGTCTTTCCTTTTGGAATATAAGCGTTAATCCAATCCTTAAGCGTCATACCAGTCATAGCAACATTCTACCTTTCTTGTAAGAGTTTGTCAACTAGCAAATCGATGTTTCCGGTTGAGTCTTCGATACCTTGTCGATTAGTTGTTGGACAAAAATCTTATAAGATTCATCAGCCTGTTTACCCTTTACAGTATACAAACCAGCAATAATCAAACAAACTTCGATCTCAGACAAAGAAATCAAAACATTAGAAGATTTTAGCATTTTATCCTTTATGTTGATAATGTCTATACAAGAAATTCTCGCTGACTACAGCCACTCTAGTCAATCCTTTAGGATTAGCAGAGACTCAGTCCTCATAGTCTCTAAAAGCCTTACGGTTAGCAGTACCACGGGTACGCTCACGCCTAGCCCTATTATCGTGGACACCGGTACCACTAATATGTTCACAATGTCCGCGAGGAACCTCCCAAACCTTTTTTAGATTCAGGCTAATCGTGATCGTCTTTTTGCTGTTTCGCTTGCTCATACTCGTATCCTACCACTATAATCGGCTTTTGCAATAGCAAATCTTTATTTTTTCTAAAGCGTTGCCTCACAAGGGTTTAAGACATATGCTCTCGGAGAGCCTAATCGCAAACCATTGTGCGATAAGGCTTTAGGTTCAATCGTAATATGGGCCGTCTTCGTCGTAATCTACAAAACCCACAGCCTCATCTGTATGAAAATCTTCTACATCGTCCCCGTAATAACCGTAATCCTCGTCGGTTCCCCATCCTGCAGAAGCCATACCGCTATCATGGTCGCCGTCCATACTATCATCATAATCCTCATCCCAACTATCAAATTCATTCCAGCCATCCTCATCGTCATCACCGCCGGTAGTTAGGTTGGGCCAATACTCATTAGTACGATCATCACCATCAACGCCATCATGGAAATCATTGTAATCGTCATAGTTTGCGTCCATATCATCATCCTCATAAGAGTTTTCGGGATCATACAACGGGTCAGGATGGCTCATCTTTCAGTCCTTCAAGGTTACAGCGATATAGAACAAACCGATATATCCGACAATAAAGAGTATACCGTTCAACATTTTATTTGTCAACTCCTGTTTGATTCTGGGTAGATTTCATCGAAAATCTCATCGGCAACCCCAACAACTTCCGCCCAATCCAGAGGATGACAGTCGGGATCGTCAATCGGTTCAGCCATAGGTTCAAGAATCTCACGCTCCGCAAGATCGGAGAGGATAGCGTTGATCGTATCTGTATCTTCGAAGATGCTCATCATTTTTCTCCCTAGTGTTGCACCGATTATACAGTCATTATCGGCTAATGCAAGAGGGGTTCTTGAAAAAATCGGATTTTGCCTAAGTCTTTTATTGGCAACGGTTTATGATTTTCGTGGCCGCATAGCCTTGCCGCAAATCTTTGCTAGACAAGGACTTATGTTTAGTGATTAATAATCCAGCTCACCACACAGCCAAGGATAAAAGAACTCGACAAGATAATCTTATCGTAAAGATTCATTATTGCCTCTTTATCGGAAAAACAAGATCGCAAACAGCCCAAGAACAACCAATACCCACAATAAATCCCACACCCATCCACATCCAGTCTATATTAATACCGAACATCCTTTTTCCTTTGTTTATTTATCCTTTGTGAAACCAACTAAAAACTTTTCCCCACGATCATTAAAACCAATGAAAGAGCCTTCCTGCTCAAATAATCGACCAAGTTCTTCCAGATCCTCTACTGTGATTCTATTTCTCCAGTTATTCTTACAAGACTCAATAGCCCAACAGGCAAAGCCTCCTACAAGAAAAACTACAGAAACCCCAGCCAACCAGACAGAGATTGTAGACATTTTTCCTCACTTATTAATGAATGAAAAGTTTTCGCAGTTTTCCAGATAGCAGGAGCGATACTTACCTTCCGCAATCTTCACGATCATCAGATGACCCTTGGGCTTTTCATAAACTCTACGAACTTCCCCGGTATAGGACTTACCCTTATAGGCGAAAGAAACAACATCATGACGAACAGGAACAAACAAGGTTTCCATTTTACTCTCCAATAGGTTTCTGATCCATTCTACATCTATTATCGTCATTTGTCAAGCGTATTCTTTAAAAAAATCTAAGTTCAATGCACACAAGGCTTTACGATTTTGGCTCCCGAAGCCACCTAGCATAAACCCTTGTGTCTATTGGATTTATGTAGAGGCTCCCCCTCAAGAGGGGAGAGGATTCTGTACAGCCTGTTCCATAGCCTTTCCTGGCTTGAACTTAACGGTACGACGCTCGCCAATCATAACGGTTGCACCACTGCGAGGATTCCTAGCCTTACGAGCGGCCCGAACTTTCACCGTAAAAACACCAAAGTTCCTCAGTTCGATTCTGCCCGTACTGGCAAGAGTCAACACCAAATCATCAAGAGTTGCCTGTACAATCTCCTTGGCTTGGGCTCCAGTAACACCAACCTTCTCAGCGATCCGCTCGGCCATGTCTCTTTTGGTTGCAAGCATCGTTTTCTCCTTATGGGATCATTCTACAAAGATATTATCGGCTTGTCAATAGCCAAAACTGAAGAAAATCCTAAAACCTTACACGATAAGGCTTTATGAAAAATGAGTCCGGCCACAGTTTCCGCAAATCCTTGCGGCACCGTGGTTTACGTCAACCTCCCACTACCATCCCCTCCATAAAGGGGTATTCCTTTCCGTGTATCTTTACAAACCACTCATACTTTCGCTGATACACGCGAACCGGACTATATTGATTGATTCTATCCTTGGTCGTTACCGTTTGCCATCCCCCTGTTTGCAGGGTGTATGTATCGTCCGGATGAATCTTCACAACATAGGTGCTGTGAAGCATAATCCCTACACTATTATCATGCAGGATTTCAGCGTAGGTGTTATTTCCAACCTTACGTCGCTTCGCATTACGCTTACCATGAACCATGCTAATCGCTTCGCTGTGAGTCATTCTATTTCCTTTTCTAGTGTTATCGGTATTCTACAGTCTACACTTTAGAAAATCAAGAGGTTCTCATAAAAACCGTTTCATTCTTTCCGTTTTCGGTGAGAGTCACCAGCCAGCATCGACCGCTACCATCCTCGGGACGGATACCATTGATTAGACCAAAATGGTTTTTTCCGTCTCCAGTTTTGAGCAAAACACGCGAACGATCAGCCATCTTTTCGCAAAGCCAAGAATACGAATAAACAGGCCGACGATTCTCAACCAACATTCCGGAAAGTTTCATTTTGGGTTCCTTTCTCTTTCTCTTATATCGGTATTTTACAGGCCAGTCTTTAGGTTGTCAAGCAAAAAATCTTTTTTCTTATGCCACAAGGGTTTACGTCAAGCGTGGCCGGGGCTGCTCGATGCAAAGCCTTGTCGAGCATAGAGATGTGATTCACCACTTATTACGGCGGCACTCATCGGCCCATTCTTGATCCTCACGCCGGGTACGCTCATTGTAACCATACCCACCATTAGTGAGATAGTTATCCTTCATGGCATCATATCCATCGTCGGACGAATCCTCGTCGTTCCAATCCTCGTAATCATAAAGCGGGTCAGGGCAACTCATTTTTATCTCTTTCTTTCTTGATTTAGGTATTATACTAAACTATTTTACCTTGTCAACCCCTCACAAGAGAGGGGCCGAGTCGATACTTTATAGCATACAGTTCGTCTACTATAACGCGAACGACCGTATCCATCGGAATACTACGATGAGTATAGTAGCCCATCTTGATATCGAAAAGACTATACGTACCGGGAACACCAGAAGGAATAGACCCAACGCTATGGGGATGGAGCGTAAAGCCAGCAATATACGCATACCGGCGGATACTCTTGCGAATCGTTTCAGTCTTTGGAATCTTGCGAAGCATTTAGTTCTCTCTTTCTTTCTCTCTCTTCTATTATCGACATTATACAGGCTAAAACTTGAAAGTCAAGAGATTTTTTGGATTTTTTATGTCAAGAGATTTTGACAAAACTTTTTCTCATTTTGACGCTGTTTGGCACAGAGTATGCTAGAGCAAAAGCCATGCCAAAAGAGCACAATTCCTAAGTCTATGTCGCACAAGGCTTTACATCGTCCCTCTATACTCACAAGTGTTGTAAACCCTTGTGGCTTCATGTTTTACGTCTTATTAGAAATATACCCCTTATACAGGGGGTAAAACTCCTCGAACGAGAGGTTTTCGTGCATAAGAATACCATCAATATACAGGCAGTAAGTATCGGGAACATTCTCCGAAACCGTCCACACGAGAGGCCGAGAATCATTGATTGCTTGAGGATTCATTATTTCTTTCTTGCATAAGGGTTAGCGAGGAAGTGTAATCATACCATTGAAATGTGAAAATGTCAATACCAGTACCTTATCGGGATACTTGGTGTCGATATACTTTTGTGCAGTAGTCTTTCGGTTATCCGTAGCACCAACATACTGAACAACCGTACCATCCTTATCCGTAACCTTCCACACCTTCTTCTGTACGATCCTAGGAAGGCTAGCAAGAAAACCGTTTACGCTCATCGAGGATTGCATCTTTTCTCTCTTTCTTTTCTACTATTATACTACAGATTTTTATGCTGTCAATACTGATCAATAGTACAGATAGTCTTCCAGAATGCGTCCATCACGGTCAACGGTGATTCCCTCACCCTCATCACCCATCGGGAAGAAATCCCCAATATGGAAGGTGCCATCCCGCAGATCGTGGGTAAGAGCCTCAGCCAGCAACTCTCCACCGATGGTGGCAACCCCAACCAACGTATCGGGAGAAGTGCTGTCCGCACCATACAGGAACTCAACCAACTCGTCTCGGGTGCTCAAGGTAACCATTTTATCGTCTCCTTTTTCTTTCCTACTTCTTATATCGACATTATACAGAGTTTTCTTTAGATTGCAAGCGAAATCTTTGGAAAATTTCAAATATAATTTCGTGCCAAATCGAAAAAATCTGCAACGTATTGTTTCCCAAGGGTTTGCGTCAACCTAGGCCGAGGGCCCAAGTCGCAAAGCCTTATGGGCCAACGATTTAGGATTAGTACTTATATTTGGGAGGATAACTGCCAAGCCACACCATATGGTCACGCCACTCCCTCGCATAGGGGGTACCGTGCCTCTTGCGGATCAGTCGCAACTGTGCAGCAAGTGTACCTCTGTATATGGGGGATGGGTCACGCTGAATCCATTCCCCGATCCACTTATTCGCAGGCACAGCAACCAAAAGTCTATGATCGAAAACTTGCATTGTTCAGCCCTTATAGAGAGGAAGGCTATTATACTCTTCGACGGACATATTTTCAATCTCTTCCCGAGCAGCGGCCATATCCTCATCTTCGACGATAACCTCACAATGCTCCCAGCAACGCGGGCAGAGTTCCAATCCTGCAATATCGTCTACAATCTGAACACCACAGCAATCCGAAAACATCATATCATTTCCTTTCTACTTGCGAAGCGTAGCACCGTTCGCCTTAGCATACCGATACATAGCCCGTTCGTCAACCATGAAACGCTCCACACCCTTCAAGTCCTTGAAGTTCCAATGGTAGGTTAGCACATCCGAGCGAACCATCCATCGGGCTTCAACATCGGAAGTCCGCTTGAGTGTGTAACCCATCTTCTGCAACTCTTTGGCAATCGTTTTGCTGTTCATCTTTTTTCTCCTCTTTTCTTATATCGACATTATACAGGGCGATTCTTTAGGTTGCAAGCAAAATCTTTGGATTTTTCTGTCAAGAGATTTTGACAAAACTTTTTACGGTTTTACCTTTGTTTGGCATGGTATTTGCTATGTTGTTGATTTGCAAGGGTTTACGTCAAGCCTCTGTGGCCCCGTCGAACGCAAAGCCTTGCGTCTCAACGGGTTACGTCAGCCATCCCACCCAAAGGGGGATACTTCGATCCCTTCTGCCATTACGGCAGAGTATTGAGCAGCGAGTGCTTCCACCCTTTCGGGGGAGCCGGGCTTTCCAACCTTTACGATCATGCTATCATCACCCCCCACAACGCGGGGATCAACCTTTTCCATCTTGACGCTATTGGCTCGACGCAGAGCCTTACGGTTGAACTTCAAAACCTTTTCGGAACGAATCACGCTACCATCAACAGTGGTCTTGTCGCACGGGATAGCGATACCGAGAAAGCACATACGGGCTTGACGCTTGGCGTTTTCGATGATTGCGAACTTGGTCATGTCTTTTTTCCTCTTGGTGATGATGAAATGATTATACACTAGAAAAAATCGCTTGTCAACCCCCCTCTATGGGGTATTCATGGCCTTGAGGCTTTCCGTGTCAAGAATAAACCTATTCACCCCTCCTAGGGTGGGGAACTTCCATTCGAAGCCTGTATGGGTGGAAATCACGACCCATCCGAAAATATCACGACCCAAAGTATAGCCCAACTTGTTCAAACGCTTGGAAAGCACCTTTTTGCTGTACTTATTCATTCTTTTCCTTTCTTTTCTACCAATATATAGTGCAGATACCGTGCCAAATGCCGAAAAATATTTTTTCCACGATTTTCTCGGCGTTTTTGATGATTCTGTCATTATGGCACTATGTCATTCTTGCAGTTTCTGCCATTTTGTCCTGCCATTTTTGTAAAATGCACGTAAGTCTATGATTTTCAAGGCTTTATGAAAAATGTGGCCCAAAATATTCGCCGTAAACCCTTGCAGAGTAAAGGTTTAGGGGGTTTTTTCATTTTCTAAAGGACTGCCACTTTTTTCCATAAAAACCGGGGGTGGTCTAAAAGAAGTAGGGACACCATAAACTAATTGGCCAGTTTATTGATATTTTTTTCCATTCCATTATTAATTTTTACAAAACCTAGATGCTCATAGAAACCAAGAAGCTTATCGCTACAATGAAGCTTTATCTTATAGCATCCTCTAAATTTTGCTTCGCCCACACAATAGTTAACTATCAATCGCCCCAAACCCATAGAACGACACTCTTGCACAACTCCCACATCCTCCAAATGACAGCACAACTGATTGTATCTTAGTTTTCTTTCAAACAAACAAGTAGCCGTAGCAACTATTTTTCTATTATAAACACATACATATGTTACAATATTGTCTGGTCTAGAAAATAACCATCCCCTCATTTCTTGTTCATTGCTGACACTAACATCAGAACCGTTTAGATCCTCCACACACCTCATATATTCATTTAAATTATCATATATAGATATGGGTCTAATATAAAACATTATTCTACAGTTACGCTTTTGGCTAGGTTTCTTGGTTTATCAACATCGTGACCACTCAAAATAGCACAATAATATGCAAATAATTGTAATACCATACTAGATATCAAAGGACTTACGGGATCAACCACACTAGGAACTTTTAATCCATAATCACCAGAAAACCTATCTTCTGCATAAACCTCTATAACTTCTCCGCTCCTAGCTTGTATCTCTTTGATATTATTTGCAATTTTACTATATTGTTTTTTGTTGTTAGACACAACAATTACCGGCATATTTTTATCTATTAAAGCTATAGGACCATGTTTCATTTCGGCAGCAGGATATCCTTCAGCATGAATATAAGATATTTCTTTTAATTTTAATGCTCCTTCTAAGGCTACAGGAAAATTATATTCTCTTCCTAGATAAATGCAATTTTTAGATTTATGGAACTTAGCACCAAGTTTTCTTATATTTTTATTTAACTTTAATACTTCTTCTAATACTATTGGTAATTTTTTTAAATCATCTATAATAGCTTGTCTATAATCTATTAACATTCTAGAGTCTCTATATTGTTCTATCCATAGTGCTATTAATAATAATACTATTACTTGAGACATAAAAGCTTTTGTACTGGCCACCCCTATCTCTGCGCCAGCCCTACAATATACTCCGCACTCTGTTAATCTAACTAACGAAGAATCTGCTACATTACAAACTCCAATAACAATAGCCCCTTTGGATTTTGCTAAATTTGCAGCATTAATAGTATCAGCTGTTTCGCCACTTTGTGATATAGCTATTACAATATCGTCTTCATTAATAACTGGTTTTCTATATCTAAATTCACTAGCATATTCCACGCTAGTTTTTATTCCACAAAATTCTTCAAAATAATATTTTGCTATTAATCCAGCGTGCCACGATGATCCACATGCAAGTATAGTAATATGATCCGCAGTACTTAAGATATTTTCATAACCAAATAAACCTCCAAGTTTTATCCTATAACCATCAATCCTACCACTCAAACAGTCTGCTACAACTCTAGGCTGTTCATATATTTCTTTGATCATAAAATGATCGTATCCATTTTTTTCAATATTGTATATTTGATTATATAGTTTAGATATATTGCATTGAGATATTTTTTTATTTCTCATATCATAGCAAGTTAATTGATCTTTTAGTTCCACAACAACATTATCTTCTAATACAACAATATCATTTGTATATCCTACTAAAGCTAATTGATCACTAGCAACATAAAATTCTCCCGGTTCGCCCAAACCTACAACAAGAGGACTTCCTTTTCTAGCAGCTACTATATTTTCTGGATCTTTTTTATCTATGACGCATATAGCATACGCCCCAACAACTCTTTCTAGAGCAAATTTAACAGCTTCAAATAATGGTAAATTTTCTATTACTAAATAATCGTATATTAAATATAATAAAACTTCTGTATCTGTTTCCGAAACAAATAAGTAACCTTTATCTATTAATTCTTTTTGTAATGCTACATAATTTTCTACAATTCCATTATGAACGATGCTTAATCTATCGTCGCTAGTAGTATGAGGGTGAGCGTTTCTTTGAGATGGTTGACCGTGTGTTGCCCATCTAGTATGACCTATACCAATATTACTTGGCATATCAAAATCTATCCAATTATTAATTAACTCATTAACACATCCAGGACTTTTAAATGTAATTAATTTATTGCCTATTATATAGGATACTCCAGCACTATCATATCCTCTATATTCTAGTCGTTTAAGTCCATCTAATATAATTGGCAAACACTTCTTGTTTCCCTTGTAACCCATTATACCACACATAAAATTCTCCTTTATATACATTATTATACCAAATTATACAAAAAAAGACAAGCATCTCTGCCTGTCTCTCTTTGTGGCCTATACTATATAATTAGCTTAGTACCTTATTAATGTTGGTCTAATATATACCGGCTGTACCTGATAATAATTTGGCCAAACCCACTGTACCCCTTGCTGCACCACAGGAACCAAAACCGTTTCATAGGTTACTACTGGTTGAGGCTGAGGAGCAATATAAACGGGATAAACATTGTATACCGAAGGTGGATAAGCATATACCACTACTGTCTGAATTGGTCGAGCCCTTACCCACTCACAAGCATAACTATTATTTCCCACCATCATGACCATAAACAAAACCAACATACAACTAAACAATTTCATTAGATTAATCTCCTGGTTAAAAAAGATGAGGGATTCCAAATTTTACCCTGAAATCCCCCACCACTAGACCTTTATGCTGCACAACAATAAAAGATCAAGAAACAACATTATCCTGAATCGGAGAGACCACAACCTTATTTTTACTGGGGCGACCTCTCTTTTTCTTAATGGCCAATTTTCTACGCTGACGGCGAACCATAGCAGTAGTAATGTTTTGGCCGGTCATTTGGCTTAGTTTAGCACTAAGTTGTTCATCATTATATAGTTCCTGATTTGATCTAATAAAGTCTAGTTCGGTCTGAAGCCATTTCTTATATGTTGCCATTTGGTGTTCCTTTAACAAATTAAATTGACTAAAAGTGTACTAACACTATAATAGTATGTGGTTGACAACTTTGTGCAAGGAGTTTTTTATGAGTGATGCTAATATTGTCAAATCTACCTTAGAAGTTCATCCATGCGGAGCAGCAGCTAGTGTAGAAAGTGATTTAAATTTACCCGAAGGAAAAAGTATAGCGGAATTATTAGATGAGCAAAAAGAAAATCCGTCCGAAAATAGTGAAGAAAAAGAAACCGAAAAAAGTAGTCAAAAATAATTTACCCAATAATGTTAGTGAACAAGAGTTTTTGACCGTTTTAGATAATATATCTAAGAGATTAGGTCATAAATTTAAATTTGGATATCATGATTTTGACGATATGAAACAGCAAGCAGCTATTTTTGCATTAGAGGGACTAGAAAAATACGACAGAAGCAGACCTTTAGAAAATTTCTTATGGACTCATGTTCGTAACAGGCTTTTTAATTACAAAAGAGACAACTATCAAAGACCAGATAAACCTTGTTTGACTTGTCCCTTTTTTGATAAAAATTTTCAGTGTTCGACTAATCAATGTTCTAAGTTCTTAAACAAGAATGAATGCGAACTATATGCTAGTTGGAATACTAGAAATAGTGCTAAGAAAAATATTATGCAACCAAGTCATATGGATAATGGTTTTGATATTAGTCACGCTAAGGGTGATCTTCAAAATTGGGTACAGAGCAAAGAGATTATCGAGTTTTTAGATAATAATATAGGTATTGAATATAGAGAATTTTATTTAAAAATAAAACACGGAACAAAAGTGCCTAAACATCATTTAGTTAAACTACAACAGCATATTGCTAATCTAATGGAGACAACAGAGTGGAAAAACAACCACCTAAGAAAAGAGGACAACTAAGCCTCGATGAAGAAAAATTCATTACTGAAAATGCTGGCAGTATTAGCATAGAAGCTATTGCTCAGGAGCTTAATAGAAGTCCAGCTCCTATACAAAGATATATAGTAGAAAATAATCTGGATGTTACTGATGATACCAAAAAAACAGACGATTATCTGATTAAAAGACTACATCTAAAAACTTTTTGGTCAGAAATTCTCAGGCAGTTTGATGAAGAAAGCGGAGAATTAAAATATTTTGAAGATACTTGGATAGGATTGATGAAACAGTTTCGTGAAGATGTTTTACCAGCAGAAGAATTACAGATTAAACAATTTATCACCATAGACATTCTTATTAACAGAAGTATGAAAGAAAGAAAAAGACACATCACAGATACTGAAAAACTTCAGAAACTAGTAGACGCTCAATATGCTAAACCAGAAACAGAAAGAGATATTCCTAAACTAGCAAATTTAGAAACTCAATTAAGTTTTGCACGAAATAGTATTGCTAATTATACTAATGAGTATACTAAGCTTTTAAATGAACAGCAAAAGATTAGCAAGGATCTAAAAGCCACAAGAGAGCAAAGAATTAAAAGAATCGAAGATGGTAAAAGTAGTTGGGTAGGATTAATTCGTATGTTAGAAGACGAAGCTATTCGTGAAAAAGAAGGTAGAGAAATGGAAATTCTTAATTTAGCAACTAACAAAGCTAAAGAGAAACTATTTGAATACCATACATTCGAGGACGGCACACTAGATAAACCTTTCTTAACACCAGAAAGCGTAGAACAAGATGAGTAAAAAAGTTGCACTAGTAACAGGAGTAACTGGGCAGGATGGTTCCTACCTAGCAGAATTTTTATTAAACCATGATTATACCGTCGTGGGCCTCGTTAGGAGGTCAAGTAATTTAAATACTAATAGAATATCTAATATTTTAAATGTCCCCGAGTTCAAATTAGAAGAATTTGACTTAACGGATCCTGTTTCCTGCTCTTGTATGATTCAGAAATATCAACCAGACGAATTCTATAACTTAGCAGCACAGAGTCATGTGGGTACATCTTTTAGTCAGCCTAGTCTTACGCTTAATGTTAATACTCTAGGTGTTGTAAACATACTAGAGAGCATCAGAGTCTCCTCTCCTGCAACACGATTATACCAAGCAAGCACCAGCGAAATGTTCGGATATAATTTTAGCATAAATAACACAGGTATAAAATACCAAAATGAAGAAACCCAAATGTTTCCGCAAAGTCCGTACGGAGCAGCAAAATTAGCATCACATAATTTGGTTAGAATTTATAGATCGTCATACGATATGTATGGTTCTTGTGGTATTCTTTTTAATCATGAGAGTCCAAGAAGAGGAGAAAGCTTTGTAACTAAAAAAATTACTAAGTATATAGGCCAAGTAATCAATGGAAAAACGAGAGATAAATTAAGTCTAGGAAACCTATCTGCAAAAAGAGATTGGGGTCACGCTAAGGACTATGTAAAAGCTATGTACTTAATGCTACAAACTGAAAAACCAAATGATTATATAGTATCCACAGGAGAAGTACATTCTGTAGAAGAATTTTTAATGAAAGCTTTTGGTATCGTTAATTTAAACTGGAAAGATTACGTTATAGTCGATCCTAATCTGTATAGACCAGCAGAAGTAGATTATCTTAATGGTGATAGCTCTAAAATCAGAAAAACACTAGGATGGAAACCAGAATATACATTTGATCAATTAGTAGAAGAAATGGTAAAATTCGATATTGAGAATGAACATGTTTAGAAATTTCAAAGATCCAATTTATAAAGAATGGAGAAAACGGGTTTATACGAGAGATAAGCATCAATGCCAGTGGCCTGGATGTTTACAAAAGAAAAAACTAAATGCTCATCATATTAAATCTTGGTCACAATATCCAGGATTAAGATTTGATATCAATAACGGTATAACACTGTGTAAATATCATCACGATAGCATTAAAGGTATGGAAGAAATTTATGCTGGAACGTTATTAAGATTACTAGATAATAAAAAAAATTATGAATAATCAAGAAAACTCAGAATTTACCGTTATTATAGATACAAGAGAACAACAACCTTGGGAGTTTCCGTACCATTCTATAGCTAATCGTAAACTAGATACCGGAGATTATTCTATAGAAGGATTAGAGCATCTTTTATGCATTGAGCGAAAAAAGGGCATAGCAGAAATTGCTAATAATATTACGGAAAAAAGATTTAAAGATGTAATAGAAAGAATGTCTGGTTATAAGTATGCTTTTATCTTGATTGAATGTGATTATGATCAATTGATGAATTACCCCATAGGCTCGGATGTTCCTCAAAAACTATGGAAGAATATTAAAATACAACCAGCATATATACTAAAATATTTAGTAGAGTTACAAATGTATTATGGTATACATGTTATCTTTTGCGGTTGTCCTAGTTGGGCAGAAAAAACAGCCATGTCGATTATGAAAAGAGTACATACAAAACATGCAAAAGATCAACAAAAAGATATTTGAAGATGCGTGGTTAGGTCTTGGAGACTTATCTCTAATACCTACTACTCAAAACTTAATGATTCATAGAAGCAAAGAGGATATAGAAAATCCCGACTTGCATCTTATGAGATTGCTTTGCAATCCTAAATATTTTGGTGTTACATGTAAATTATTATTCGGTATCGAATTGCATCCTATTCAAATCGCAATATTACAAGAATTTTGGATTAGGTCATTCCCTATGTTTATAGCTAGTCGTGGTTTTGGTAAAAGCTTTATCATGTCATTATATTGTATATTACGCTGCGTATTTAAGCCGGGCACAAAAATCGTTGTAGTTGGAGCTGCATTTAGACAGAGTAAAATTCTTTTCGAATATATGGAAAACATCTGGAGAACCAGCCCTGTTTTAAGAAGCATATTTTCAGGTAATGATGACGGACCAAGAAGAGACGTTGATCGTTGTACATTAAGATTAGGAGATAGCTGGGTTATAGCTATTCCCATGGGTGATGGATCTAAAATCAGAGGTTTAAGAGCGCATATAATTATAGCAGACGAATTTGCATCGATATCACCAGATATTTATGAGACTGTGGTTTCTGGATTCGCCGCCGTTAGTGCCAGTCCTATTCAGAATGTTAAAGAACAAGCTAAAAAACAAGCAATGGCAGAAGCTGGAATATGGAATGAGCAGTTAGAAGCACTAGATTATAAAATGGGAAATCAAGCTATTATAGCTGGAACAGCAGACTATGCTTTTAAGCATTTTGCTAGCTATTGGAGAAGATATAAAGCTATTATAGAAAGCAAAGGAGATCCTACAAAACTAGAAAATATTTTTAAAGGAGAAGTACCTCAAACGTTTAATTGGAAAGACTATTCTATAGTAAGAATGCCTTATGAATTAATTCCTAAAGGATTCATGGATGATAAACAAGTAGCAAGAGCTAAAGCTACAATTCATACTGGCATATACAATATGGAATATGCAGCGTGTTTCGTAACAGATAGTCAAGGCTTCTTTAAGAGAAGTTTAATAGAAAGCTGTGTAGTAAATGATGCTAACCCTATAATTTTTGATGAAAAACCAATAATTTTTGACGCACAGACAATCGGAAACTCATCTGCACAATATGTGTTTGGAATAGACCCGGCCTCAGAGAAAGATAACTTTAGTATTGTTGTTTTAGAGGTTCATCCAACACATGCTAGAGTAGTATACTGTTGGACAACTAATAGAAGCAATTTTAAAGAAAGACAAAAAACCGGCCTAGTTAAAGAATATGATTTTTATGGGTTTTGCACTAGAAAGATACGTAATCTGATGAAAGTTTTTCCGTGTGTAAAAATAGGGTTGGATGCTCAGGGAGGAGGAGTAGCAATAGAAGAAGCTTTGCACGATCCGTCTAAACTAGAAGATGGAGAGCAATTAATTTGGCCAATAATTAATTATGATAAATCAAAAGATACAGATAATCAACCGGGACAACACATATTAGAATTGGTACAATTTGCTAAAGCAGACTGGACAGCCCAAGCTAATCATGGATTAAGAAAAGATTTAGAAGATAAAACAGTACTATTCCCTAGATTTGATAGTTTAACGTTAGGTTTAGCTCTAGATAAAGAAGGAAAAGATATACTTGAATCTGATCTTACTCCGATATATGATAATTTAAGTGAATGTATTTTAGAAATAGAAGAACTAAAAAACGAATTGACCACAATTGTTATGACTCAGACTAGCACGGGTCCTAATGCCAGAGACAGATGGGATACTCCGGAAGTAAAATTACAAAATGGTAAAAAGGGAAGACTTAGAAAAGACCGATATAGCGCTTTACTCATAGCTAACATGATGGCTAGGCAAGCAAGAATATCTTTGCAACCTATGAGCTATGATATTGTGGGAGGAAATACTAGGGATATGGTAGAAAATAAAGGAGATATGTATAAAGGACCAGAGTGGTTTACCTCTGGAGCTAATGACGCTGACTTCTTTGGTGTTTATCATAGATAACAGTGTATAATTAATAGCAATTCAATCCTAATGTAATACTATTATAATTATGGCCAAAAAAACTACAAGAAATAGCTCTATAAAAAACGCTCAACCATTGTCAGAAGAGGCTTATGTTTCTTGGGGCGATGATTTGGATAGTAAGCAAAAAGCCTTAAAAACAGCTTCTCAGTCACTGGACGAATATACGTTAATAGATAGAGCAGTAGGTAATCGTAGATATAATGTAGATTTTTCTAGACTAGATACTAATACTGGCGGCCGACCCGGATTAACAAGATCCGATTATGATTTCTTTAGACCTCAAGAGAGTATTCCTACTGAAATAAAAAGGATAATAGCCAAAGCAGAGGACGTTTACCAGAGAGTGGGATTAGTTAAGAATGTAATAGATCTTATGGGAGATTTCGCAGCACAAGGAATAAGATTATCTCATAAAAATAAAAGAATAGAGAGATTTTATAGACAATGGTTTAAAAAGGTAAAAGGAAGAGACAGATCAGAGAGATTCCTAAATAACATTTACAAAACAGGTAATGTTGTTATCAATAGGCAAACAGCAAAGCTAAATCTTAAAGTCGCTGATCAGCTATATAAAGCTGTTGCAGGATCCGATCTTCAGATCAATGAACTAGAGAATAATAATCTAGAAAAAAGAGAAGTTCCTTGGAGATATACTTTTATAGATCCTGTTTTCGTTGATGTTGCAGCTGGGCCTTTATCATCATTCGTTTCAAATAAGAAATATGAATTGGTTTTACCAGCCGCTCTTAGAAAAATTATCAACACTCCTAAGACTGATGCTGAAAAAGAAGTTATAGCACAATTACCATCCCCTATTATAGAAGCAGCAAAAACAAAAAAAGCATACCCTTTAGATCCAGAAAAAACACTAGTATATCATTACAAAAAAGATGATTGGCAAACATGGGCTTTTCCTATGATATATGCTATCATGGATGATATTGTATTAATAGAAAAACTAAAATTAGCAGATACAGCAGCATTAGATGGTGCAATTAGTAATATTAGAATTTTTAAGCTAGGAAGCCTAGAACATAAAATTGCCCCAACAAAAGCAGCCACCGCAAAACTAGCACAGATTTTAGGGAATAATATGGGCGGTGGTACTATGGATTTAGTATGGGGGCCTGATATAGAACTTATTGAAAGTAAAACTAATGTTCATCAATTTTTAGGAGAAGGTAAATATATACCACATCTTAATAGTGTCTATGCTGGATTAGGTATTCCTCCAACTCTTACAGGAACATTCGGGGCAGCAGGAACTACTAATAATTTTATTAGTCTAAAAACACTCACACAAAGATTACAGTATGGAAGAGATATACTTGTAGAGTTTTGGGAAAAAGAGATAGCAATCGTACAAAAAACTATGGGTTTCAAGTACGCTGCAAAAATAGAATTTGATAGAATGGACTTGAGTAATGAGGACGCAGAGAAAGCACTACTAGTTCAGCTTGTTGATAGAAATCTAATCAGTGATGAGTTGTTACAAACTAGATTTGGCATAGATCCAGATATGGAAAAAACAAGACTTAATAGAGAAAATAGAGATAGGAAATCAGAAAGAATGGTTAATAAAGCTGGTCCATGGTTTGATCCTCAGTTTGAAAATTCTTTAAAGAAGATAGCACTACAGAACGGATCGGTTGCTCCCAGTCAAGTTGGGCTGGAACTAGATAAGAAAAAGAGCGGAGAGAAGTCAGCTTTGGAAATGAAAGTTCCCGCATCTCCACCCGGAGGAGGTCAACCTGTTCCTCAAGGTAACAAAGGCGTTCCTCAGCAGGGGCGTCCTAAACTTTCTAAAGATACAGAAAAAAGAAAAACCAAAGAATTTAGTCCTCAAACTGGTGCTAGCTTAGAAATTTGGGCAAATAATGCTCAAGATAAAATTAGTGAAGTTTTAAATCCTGTATTTTTAGATTTCTACAAAAAGAAAAACTGGAGAAGCTTATCTAGTACAGAAACTAAAGAAGCAGATCTAGTTAAAACAAAGATATTATTTAGCTTTAATCCTTTTTCTATTATTGATGAAACTAAAGTATTAGACTCTTTCAGTAATGTAACTTCTAATGAAAAAGATTTTAATAATATTATCAATGGTTATAATGTTTGGATAAAAAATATTAAAAATGATCTAAATAAAGATTTATCAGTAGAAGAACAGAAACAGGCTAAAGCTTCTTTTTATTCTATGGTGTATTCGAAACTAGAATCATAATTTAGTAAAGGGGCATTATATGCAAATCTTTGAGCAAGAAATAGCCGATGGTCTAGAAGAAAAAATTAAAGCTTCGGCCGCTATATCATATGCCACCGAAGCTTCTCCATGCTCTAATACTCCTGTTGATATTAAGCATATCAAGAGTTTAGCTTTTTATAGTGATAGTGATTTATATTATGTCCAATCTATTTTAGTTAGCTCGTCATGGAATAAAAATGACGATATATTTGATAAGAATGAAGTTTGGGCGGCTAAACATACCCCAGAACATAAGCCAACCAATCTAGAGCATGATGAGAGTGTTATTATTGGTCATATCATATCTAATTGGCCAATCACAGAAGATGGAATATTAATTAATGAAAATACTCCAATAGAAAATTTACCAGATAAATATCATATTTTAACAGGTTCTGTAATTTATAAGGGTTTTAGCAATCCAGAGCTTAAGGAGAGAGCTGCTAAACTTATAGCAGAAATAGAAGACGGAACCAAATACGTTAGTATGGAGTGTTTCTTTAATGGTTTTGATTATGGTTTAATTAATAAAAGTACTGGAGAATATAAAATATTAGCCAGGAATAATGAAACAGCATACTTAACAAAACACCTTAGAGCCTACGGTGGAGTTGGCGAACATCAGAACTATAAAATTGGTAGAGTCCTTAGAAATATCACTTTTTCAGGCAAGGGTTTTGTCAATAAGCCCGCAAATCCTGATAGTATTATTTTTACAAAAGAGCTAATTTCTGAGGGTTCTAAAATTTTTACGGAAAAAAGCGAAGATTTATCAACAGCAGGTGTATCTAATGATCAGTTAACCAATAATGTGGAGAACAATACTATGAGTTTAGATCTTGAACCTATTATGACAGAAGTAGCAGAAATCAAAAATAAGCTAGAAGCTTTACAAGGTTTGTCAGAAGCCTTTACAGCTGCTACTACTCTAAAAGATAAAACAGTCGAACTCGAAGGCACAATAAAAGCTCACGAGGACAAAATTACAGAACTAACTTCTGCTCTTGAATTAGCCGCTACTGAAAAAGAAGAAGCAGCTAAGAAAAAGTCAGAAGAAGAAATGCTCAAAGAAGAAGAGATGAAGAAGGTAAAAAGTGAGCTTGATGCTGCTAATGAGACCATTGCAGCTTACAAGAACAAAGAAGAAGAAATGGCCAAGAAAGAGAAGAAGATGAAAAGAATGGCTTCTCTAATCGAAGCAGGCATTGATAATGATACGGCCTCGGCCACAGTAGATAAATTTGAGTCATTAGATGACGAAGCTTTTGCAGCTATGACCAGTCTTTTTGCTGGTAAAATGCCTCCTTGGCTTAAAAAAGACGAAGAAGACAAAGAGGAAGAAATGAAAGATAAGAAGAAAGCTTCTGAAGCCGAAGCTGCTGATCCAGCTATTCTTGAGACAGCCGAAGTTGAAGAAGAAGTAAATCTTGGTGTAGGCGGAGAGGTAGACTCGTCTGCTGAGAACACTCGCGCAGCTTTGGTTGAATTCGTTTATTCCAGACTAGGTAAAACTCTAAAAAACTAATAAGGGAGAACAGAAATGGCTCTTAAACCAGATCGTATCGAAAAGTACACAGATGTTTCATTCTTCATGAATACAGTTGCCGAGCGTGGAGGCATCGTTGTTCATAATACTTCGGGTGCCGGCGCATCTATGGATGATGCTGGTGCTGTTGTTATGTATCCAACAGGCGTCAACGCTGGTACAAAACCCGCCGGTCTATTGTTAAACGATGTTGTTGATCTTGATCTAACAAGACAGCACATCAACTGGCATCGTGATGAAGTCCAAAAGGGCGGCAAAGTCACTCTTCTACGTCAGGGTCAAGTTGTAACCAACATGGTAGCCTCTGGTCAAACACCATCGGCTGGCGTTGATGCTTACTACGACGTAGCTGGGCATCTAACAACAGTTAGTACCAACAGTACTAAGGTTGGAAGATTCCTCAGTAGTAAAGATTCCGATGGTTATGTCAAAGTAGATATCAATATTACCTGATAAGGGAGAAAAAAATGTCATCAGCCAAAGTAAATAAGTTTCAACCCTCAACAGAACTTACAGATCTTCTTGTGCGTTCTGGTTCACCCGTAAGAGAAGTCTCTCTAGAAGCTAATGCTCAAATTGCAAAAGCCCTAGAGCTACCGCTAAGACAAGGTATTCTTAGTGGAGATATTCTAGATGGCATCTTCGAGCCTATTACTTTGGCACAAGGCGCCACTCCAGAGTTCCCACTAGATTTTCTTGCTCCTGGCACAGAAAAAGACTTCGTAGCCTATACTGTTCCAAATCATGGATATATTCCAGAGAGACACGTTGAAGGCGATTACGTCATGGTCCCAACCTACGACGTTGGTTCTTCAATCGACTATCTCTTAAAGTATGCCCGCGATGCTCGTTGGGATGTTGTTGGTCGTGCTATGGAGGTTCTAGAGGCTTCGTTCGTTAAGAAGCTAAATGACGACGGTTGGCACACTCTATTAGCCGCCGGTGTAGATCGCAATATCGTTGTATTTGACAACGATGCTGCAAATGGTCTATTCACCAAGCGTTTGGTTAGCCTTATGAAGACAGTTATGCGTAGAAACGGTGGCGGTAACTCTGCCTCAACAAACCGTGGTATGTTGACTGATCTTTATGTTTCTCCCGAGGCTATGGAGGATATTCGTAGCTGGGGTCTAGATCAAGTTGACGAAGTAACTCGTCGTGAGATCTATACCGCCGCTGACGGTACCCTCAACCGTGTATTCGGCATCAATCTACATGATGTTGATGAGCTTGGTGAAGGTCAAGAATACCAACTATTCTATAGCAACCTACTAAATGGTACTCTACCATCTGGTAAGTCAGAGGTTGTAGTTGGTCTAGACCTCCGCAAGAGAGACAGCTTCATAATGCCAGTTCGTGAACAGGTTCAGATCTTCGAAGACGAGTCGCTACATCGTCAGAAGAGAGCCGGTTTCTACGGCTGGGCAGAGCAAGGCTTTGCTGTTCTAGACAACCGCAGAGTTCTTCTTGGTGCTCTCTAATTTTAATTAGCTAATTCGTTAGCGAAAATAAGGCTGGCCTTGCGCCGGCCTTTTTTTTTAGGTGTATTTAATATTGATATAACCAAAAAAGGCACGAGGGTCAAAATATGAGCTGGCAAACCGAGATACCCATTATTGTGCGAACATTAATAAATGATTGGTCCGATCCACCAACATATAGTGAAGAGAGATTGTTACAAGTTATCTCTGTCGCAGCAAAATATGTTCAATTTGATGTTTCTTTAGAGAATAGCTATAATATAAATGTAGTAAATCCAAATATTACTCCGGATCCTACTGTTAGCCAAGATGATATATTTATTAGTTTAGTTAGCCTTAAAACAGCTTGTATTATAGATCAAAGCACACTAAGAACCAAAGCAGCACTAGAAGGAATTAAGACCGTGCTTGGCCCAGCCAGCTTAAGTATAGCCAATAGTTTAACTGGATGGAAAATGGTTATTGAAAAAGGAGCGTGTGCAACCTATGAAGAATTAACATCTCATTGGAATGTACAAGATGCAACATCAGTTAGAGCTATTCTTAGTCCTTTCGTCGGTAATAATTTTGATCCTAGAATGATTAGTACAAATAATGCATATTATAGACGAATGTATACATAAGGAAATAACATGGCAGCAACAACATATAATTTTTCAATTGAACAAGGTACATCTTTTTCTATTCAGTTTACATACCTAACCGCAGAGACAGCCTCCCCCATAAACCTGTCTAATCACTGTGTTACATTAAGAATATTGCCAGCGCCAGACAATGAGACACAGAATCTATCTGTTATAACTTTTACAACTGTTGCACAAACAGTTACTCCTTTTTACTCATTTTCTATTAGTCCAGAAGAGGGGATTATTTCTTTAAAGCTATCAGCAGAAATGACTAATCTATTTTTACAACCAGGAGCATCTCCTCCAATAGAATGGTCTAACGCTAAATATGAATTGGAAATACTAACACCAGACAATTTTTTTCAAGGAAGTATGAAAACAATCAAAAGATTATTACAAGGAGATATAAATTTAACGAGAAGACTTATTCCAGCTGTAAATATACCAGGATGTGGAGCTTCTTTGTCAACAGGAAGTAACGCAGCAATAGTAACAGAAGAACAGGTGTCTTTTTCCGCTTTGGATAGTTGTATTGGTTCGCCATGTGAGTTTATAGGAGGTAATGCCAATATTTATTCTCTTACTAATCCAGATCCTTCTTTTTATGGTGACACATCTTTAATTCTTAAGGATTTAGACGTGTTAGAAAATCCTTATGGTAATTCTTATCCTAAGTATCTATCATTCAATGTTCCAGAATCTAAAGTAATAGAAAGAATAGACATAATGATAGAGAACATGTCCCATAACTTTGCACAAGACGTTAGACTATTGCTTACTCATGCTGGTAGCGGAGTATTACTAGTAAGTAACAATAAGTTTAATTTTGACAATAAATTAAGAAATTTATCTTTTATACTTTCAGATTATACTCCTTTAAGAGCTGACCCAACAGATTCAGAACCCACTGTTGGTAATGTTAATCACTATTTTAGCTCCTTATTAACAAATAAAAATTTAGGAGCAGCAAGACCAAAACCAATTACGAAAGATATTTTTCCAGAAGGAGCTTTTGATGAAACTGATTCTACTAAAAATATAAACGTATATGGCTATACTCTGTCTACTTTTGAGAATACTAATGCTCAAGGAGAATGGAGAATATATGGATTAGATACTGAAAGAAAGAATTCTGGATCTATAGGAGCAGTAAAACTTATTATTTACTTCAAGAATGAACAATCCAATGAGTTATCAAATAGCTTGTATTGTGGAGGAGTAACACGAGCAGGAGAGATTAGCGGTACCGGCGTCACCCTTTCCGGAGATAAAACAACAGAATTTAGTATAAACGATTTTGTTGTTATTAAATATAATACTGGTTTTGGTGAAGCTTTTACAATAAGAACTATTTCTACTAGTCCGTCTTATGATACCACCGACGATGTAACTGTATTTAGTGTTAATAATGCTATAGATGGCATTAGTGGAGTTTCTATAGAAATAGACAGATATAATCCAGAAAGTGCAGTATAAATATGGCAGAACAAACTATATTTGTGAATGAAACAGAGATATTAAATATATCTGATAATAATTATACTAATACTATTATTCAGGCTTTGGTTGGTCCAGAGGGAAAAACTGGGCCAGAAGGTCCGCCAGGGCCTCCGGGACCAAGAGGACCTAGAGGTAGAGCGGCACCATTCTTTCCAAGAACAGTATTCGCCTCGTCTTCTTTATCTTTAGATATTGAGAACAACAGCATACCAGTTATAAATGCGACATGGATAAAATTATCATCAAGCTCAACAAATAATATTATAGGTATAGGAGCCGGAACAGAGGGAGAGCTTAGAATATTAACTAATATAGGATCAAATAATATAGTTATAAAACATAATGATACATCTATAAGTACAGATCAAAGAATTCTAACTAATAGTAGTCAAAATATTACCCTTAATCCTAACAATTCAATTAATTTGATATATGATCAGACAGCACAAAAATGGAGAGTTATTTCCGTAGGATTAGGAGTATAAAGCAATGAGTGAAGGTTTTAATATTCCGTATGCGGAACTCAAAAGCATATACGCATCAGGTATAGACTCCATGCTCTCGCAAGAGGGTCTCACTCTACCTGTTACACTAATGTATGATGTGAAGAATGAACTATGT